GGGGAAGCCCTCCCGGATCCAGCCTCGGCTAACCTCGCGGCCCTTTTCAAGCCCAAAACCCCCGGATCCGCTATAATCCGCTCATGGCGGGCAATCACCCGGAGCTGAACAAACGGCAGCGAGCCTTTGTGGAGGCCTACAGCGTCAAGCCTAACGGCACAGCCGCAGCGATCCAGGCCGGCTACAGCTCCAAGTCAGCCAGGCAGCAAGGTACGTTTCTACTCACCCAACCGGCTATCGCTGCAGCTCTACAGGCACGACGATCCGCAGCCCTGGCCAAGCTGGAAGTAACCGAGGATATGGTATTGCGTGAGCTGGCCGCCGTGGCCTTCTCCAACCTGGCCGATTTCGTGGAGTGGGACGAAGCCGCCGGCTCCCTGGTCGTCAAGCCCTCGGCCGAGATCCCCCGCGAGCTCCTAGCCGCTCTTGAATCAATCGAGGATCAGACCACCACCACCACCAACAAGGATGACACCCGGACCTATGAGCGCCACAAGCAACGGGTAAAGCTCTATCCGAAGATCGAGGCCTTGAAGCTCCTGGCCGAGTACCTTGGCCTGACTGACAGCATGACGCCGCGAGTGGTGGTGTACCTGAAGACCGGGATCCAGCGCCGGCAGCCGGAGCCGATCACAGTGGAGCCGGAGCCCTCCGACCCTGACCCCGGCCCATAGTTTACATAAACAATCTTATCCGACTATCCCCGCCCCTGTTGACTTTCAGCCGATACCGGGAAGCCCTCCGAGGCCTGACCACATCATACAGTGAGCCGGCCGGCCTCCGGCAGCTCCGAGCCCGGACGACCGACCGCCGCGAGCGCAGCGGGTTTTTCCGGGAAGGGAAGGCCGATCCGGGTTGGCCCCCGGTGCCTATTGATATATATGCTTGTGTCTGTTTCAAAATCTGCTACTGAAAAAGTCGCTATGCTCTTGAGTTTTTTTGGAGTATTCTTTGCGTGGGCCTGGTCGTCAGGGCGCTCACGGTTCTTTGACAATGGGTTGCTCCGAAAGGATCGGCCGGGCCTGTTTTGTCCAGATAAATGTCCAAGGTGCACCTGTGTTTTCAGTGGTTTGGAATTATTCTTGACAAAGGGTGTCAATTATAATTGACAGGGCCATGGAAATTGTGAAGTTGACGCCAGGCGAGGAAAAGGCTCTGGACAGGGCTGTACTTGCGCTTATGAGGCTGAAATCGGCGTTGGCGTGGGTGAGTGGGGGTAGAGAAATCAGGGTTCCAATTATCCGAAAGGGGAGAAAAAAAATGCTACAGGAATTTCAAGCGACAAACGCGATGAGGGATGGCAAGCCAGCGGGGGGAAGCGTGAAGGCGGTAGGGCTCACGATCAAGTGGCAGAATGGCCCTTTAGGCCGGGGTAGTGACCGGAAGCCGCCGAATGGTTGTTTCGTTGAAACGGTGATTGCGGCGGCGCTGCAGCGGATCGAGTGGTATCAGGACGGGGAGTTCGCGTGTTCTGAGAACGCGAGTGCCATCCAGAATTTGAAAAGCGCCTTGGGGGTTTTGGAGTACCGGACGACACAGCGGGAAGGCGCGGGAGTGGAGGGAACGCATGGGCGAAGGCCGTAAACTGCCGGGACTGTTCAAAAAGACGGGCGTGAAGGGCCAGAATCCGTTTTGCGAATTGCATTTGACCATGATGACGCCATGGGATCAGTTTGAGGAATACGAGGAATTGGTGATCGAGTGGTTCTGCATCGACTGTCTTGAGGAATACAACCGTCAGCAAGCGAAGGAAGGGAAGCCGGGGGTGACTCTTGGCGGTGAGATTTTCGGCAAGTCTGACCGGGAGTATTTCGGCTGTGTGGAAACGGTGAACTGATGAACCGGAAAACCACGTTTCAGATGCCGGTGGGGTATTGGGATGAGGCTCTGTTTATTGCCGATGGGATCCAGGTTGACCGAGCAAGGGATGGAAGCAAGCCAAAATGGGGCCAGGAAAAGGAACGGACCAAGGGGGATAATCGGACAGGCGTGATTGGCGAGTTCTGTTTGCGGTGGGCGTATGGGATGCCGATGTGGGACCGCACTTCTTACCCGCCGTTCAGGGATCGCAACAAGGGTGATGTGGGTGAAAATTGCGAGGTACGCGGGACGTTCACGGCAACGGGAAAGCTGTTATTGCACACCGATAAAGACGCTCTGCCGCCGTTCCTGACCCGTGACTATGCGCTTGTGATTTTGGGCCATGATGGTCGCTTTCGGTTGCCTGGCTGGCTCCCTATGCCCGTGGCTATCACTGAATGGTTTAACTTCAATCCCCAAGGGGATCGGCCTTGCAAGGCGGTGAGGCAGGAGCGGCTGTGGCCGATCATGCACCTGACCATCAAGGAAAACGGTGTCAAGTACCGGATGCGGGTTGACCTGTTGGGGAGAAAAGAATGAACAAATTGATTGTGATGGTGGGGCTCCCGCGCAGCGGGAAGTCAACTTGGGCGAAGAAACATGGGGCTCCGATGGTCAACCCTGATTCGATACGCCTGGCGCTTCACGGGCAGCGGTTCATTCGGCTGGCCGAGCCCTTCGTGTGGGCCATATCGGGAGTGATGGTACGGGCGCTGTTTCTGGCCGGCCACAGGACGGTGATCGTGGACGGATGCCATGTGAAGCGGAAGTACCGCGATCAGTGGCAGCATGACGCTGGAGGATGGCAAACGTGGTTCAAGGTGATGCGCACCGATGTTCAGACTTGCCTCTACCGGGCAGAGCAGGAAAAAGACCAAGAAATAATGCCGATCATCGACAAAATGAACGAGGAAATAGAGCCGATCCAGACCGACGAGCTTGAGCTGGATCCCATCCCTGGATCGAGGGTAGGGGGATGAACCGCAGAGGGTTTTTCGCTGTTCTGTTCGCTCCTTTGGCCATTTCGGAAGGTTCCAAGATGCCCTTCAGGCCGGTGAATTGGGGGGATCGCGTGGATTTGGAGGAAATGCACGATGGCCAGTGGATCGTAGTCGATGGCCAGGCGCGCAGGATCAACGGCTACAATGAGTTTCAGCAAGTGGTCTTTGCCAACCCGGAAGATGTTGATGATTGGTGGGTCGCTGACGAATAGAATGTCAGTGTAAACCGAAAAAGTGTCAGACCCCCTTTTGGCAGAAAAATGCTGGAAAAAGAGCTGATTCGGGTAGGAAAAAGCGGTACAGAGCGCATTATCAGCGAGAAAAGGCAAGAAGTGGCTCTTTTACAGCCCTACGAGCCTTTCCCCAAGCAACAGGTGTTCCACGACTCCCTTTCCAAGTACCGGCTTTTCGGCGGTGCGGCCGGTCCCGGCAAGTCTTGGGCGCTGCTCATGGAAGCGGTTGACCTGGCGGCGAATGTCTGCGCTGGAATCAACACCATGGTTCTGCGCCGGACCTTCCCCGAGCTGGAAGCCTCGATCATCCTGAATTTTCGCCGTTTGATCCCTCCCGAGGCCTATAAGAGCTACAACACGCAGAAGCAAATCGTGACCTGGCACAACGGATCCGTCACCAAGTTCGGGTACTGCAAGACGGAGGATGACGTTTGGCAATATCAGGGTGGTGAGTGGGCCTTTGTCGGATGGGACGAGCTGACGCAGTTCACCCTGAATCAGTGGACGACCCTTTCAGGGTGGAACCGGAGCCCTCACATGGGCGGTAGGATGGCGGGGGCGACCAATCCAGTGGGACCGGGCTTTGGATGGGTGAAGGCCTTGTGGCTGGACAAGAAGCCGGCCACGGGCATGGATGAGGGCCAGGGAGCGGCCTACAACCCGGACGACTACGAATTCATCCCTGCCTTGCTCTCAGACAACCCCGTTTACGCCAACGACACTGATTACATACAGAAGCTCGAAGCTCTGCCCAACCACCTAAAGGCGGCTCTTTTGGAAGGGCGATGGGACGTTTTGGGGGGTGTCTACTTCGACATTTTTGACCAGGCTACGATGTGCTGCCGGCCCGAGGAAATGGGAATGAAGCCCTGGTGGCCAAGGTGGCTTTCCGTGGATTGGGGCTACGTCCATCCTTCGGCGGTTTACTGGCATTGTCAGAGCGATTCCGGGACCACGTTCACCTATCGGGAGTTGGTCAAGGACAAGCTCACACCGGAGGATCTGGCCTACCAAATCGTGAAGATGAGCGGAGATCAGGAGAAGGAGCGGATCCAGACGGTGTACTTGGCGCCCGATGCCTTCGCTCACCGCCAGGGGCCTGACACGATAGCGGATCAGATGAACATGATTTTCCGGGAAGCGAAGTTCCCGATTGCCCGGATGGCCAACAATGATCGGGTGGGCGGGGCCATGCTGATGTACCAAATGCTGCGTGACGGGCGCTGGATAATCGGGAGCCACTGTAAGCACATCATCGAGTGCATCCCCATGATGATTCGGGACGACAAGAACGTGGAAGATGTGATGAAAATTGAGGGGGATGACCCCTATGACTCCTGCCGGTACGGCCTGAAAAGCCGCTACGCGCCGAAAGCCGAGCCCTTCGAGAACCGGCTGCGGAAGATGGTCAAGCCCATCAAGGATCCCAATGAGGCCATGATGACGGTGATGAGAGAAACGGCCAAACACAAGAAGCGGAGCCAGTTGAAAAGGCGTATGCCCCGGCGCTTTCTGCGTCACCGGAAAGGGAAAACTCCCCCGACTGTCGGTTGATTCTGTCAGAGATCCCATGCTACCCTCGGATCGGTTTTGACGTTTTCCATGTCGCGCCCTTCGGATTTCATGCTTTTTCGGAGGGCGCAAAAACCTGACGCTAGTGACGGCCTAATCCATTGGAGGAAACGCCATGGAAGTCGGCCAAGCTGCCACCTACGTTGACCTCTCCGGTAAAACCCGCGACTGCCTCATAGCCAAAATCGAAAACGGCAAGGCGAACATCGTCGTCGTGAACGCTGGCGGCGCAGAGGACCATTTCGGGCGGCTGCGCGCCGAGCTGGACGGGATTCAAATTGGAGAGAGATTGGGCTGTGTCTGTGACCTGGATTCATGGGAGCCAGGCAAAAAGAAAGCCAAGAAAAAGAAGAATTCCAACAAGAAAAAAGCCAACAAAAAGAAGGCCAGTTAGCCATGAGGCTACTGGAATTCTTCCAAGCGTTCATCGACCTTTTCCGTTCCCGATATGTCAGGTATCTGGAAACGGAAGTCGTCCGGCTGCGGCAGGAAACCGCAGGACTCAATCACACCCTCATGGCCAGTAAGGGCATCCACCAAGTAGCTTCACCGGATATGCAGGATTTAACCGCCAGGGGCAGAGGTTTGCGGGACGCCGGGAAGGAGAAAGAACCGGGACAAATGAGGGCTGTTGTGGGGAGTGGAACCCACGCGAAATTGAGAGCGCAGCTTGAGAGGGCCAGCCAGAAAGAAGCTGCCGAAATGGAGCAAGAAATCCGGGAACACCGGGAAAAACAGGAGGCTATGAAAAAAGATGCCGCACAACGCTAAGGGCGATCACTATGCCAACCCCGCCTACGGGCGAATGATGGAAGGCGGGGAATCCAAAGGCAAAATGTCGATGGAGGCCTACGGAGAGAAGGCCGCAGCGTACATGAAGGCCGGGTACATGATTAACAAGCTGGAAATCGAGTACGCGGAAAACGGCTTCGTCGTGAAGTGCCATTGGGAGTACCCCAAGGGCGATATGAAAAAGATGAAAAACGGAGAAATGGGCATGGCCTCGATGGGCTACATGGAGCCCACCGTCAAAGTCTTTGAGAACGTGAAGGATATGACCGCTTTCGTGTCTTACGCCTTCAACGCCTACCGCCACGGCGGGAAAGAAATGAAGTCGAGCCACGGGAGCCACGGCTACGGCATGGGGAAGGTGTCGTCACCGAGAACCGCTATTGCCAGCGCCAGCGTAGGCAAGGGCTATCCCGGCGAGAACGGGACCAAGCCGAAAGCGCCTCTCCGCAATACGAACAAGGGTGTCAAAGGCCGCAAGGGAAATCCCCACTACTAATGCCTGAGTCGAGAGCCCAGGTCAGGTACGCCCATGCGGTCCTCTCCGGCAGGGGCCGCAAGAAGAACGGGATGCCTCCGGCTATCGCCAAGGAGATTGTCGGGAAGATGAAGGGCCACGCCATGTACGAGCTGCCGGAGCGAAAGAAAAAGAAAAAACTCTTTGGGAGGAAGCATGGGTAGACAGAGTGCCATTGGAGGTTTAGTGGGCAAGGCGCAGGACAAGGCGAAGCGCAAGAAAAGGGCCGTAGGGATAGCAGCCGGCGCTCGGGGAAAATCACCCGCCGAGGCCTTTCTGGCCCAATTCGCCCGGAGGCGCGCCGAACCGGAAGCCGAACAGCTCCCGGATCAGACCAGGGAGCAAATCAGCCAGAGGCTTGGGGGCCGTGGCCGTGGCGGCATCTTTAGCAGATTGTTTGGCGTGTAACTCATGGGACTCACAACAGCAGCTCACCCTCTAGGCCTCGAAGATGGACCCCTTGACGCTCCACTGAGCGGTCCCGGTTACGGGCGATTCATGGAAGGCCTGCCCGACGAAATCAAGTCCTCGCTGCGATCCCTGATCGCGGAAATGAAGGATGAAACGCTGTCGGCCAGGCGCGAGGAAGTCAAGAAGGCCAAGCAAGCCCGAGAGTATTGGAAGGGCGTTCAAAACATTTGGTGGGCCGAGTCCGATCAGGAATGGCGGTTCCCTTTTGAAACCCTTTTCAACCGTGATTTTATCTCGGATCAGATGCCAAGATACAGCTTCGTGACGAACATCTACCAGGCCTTTGGTCTGTCCATAATCGCTGTGTTATCACAGAGTAAGCCCGTAACCCGTCTTTTCCCGCAATCCAGCCAACAGCCGGAGGACGTCACCACCGCCAAAATCGGAACGGAAGTCATCCGTCTGATCCAGCGGAACAACGATGCCAGCACATTGTTGGAGCGGATCGGCTACTTCGCCTGGACTGACGGAAAAGTGGCGGGGTATATGCGCTATGTGCAGGACGGTCTGAGATTCGGCTACCAGGACGTACCGGAGTTTGGCGAACAGCAAATTCAGCTCCCCGGTGAGGAAGCGGCTTACTCCTGTCCCGAGTGTGGAGCTCGGACCCCCTTTCAGGAAATCCCGCCCGATGCCCTATGCCCTGGATGCGGAGCCCCCCTGAGTGACACGGATCTTATGTCGCCGGAGCCGTACAGCGTCCCGCAGCAAACCGGGAGTGAGCGGGTGCCGAAGGGCCAGGAGGTTCTGGACATTTTCGGAGCCCTGGAAGTACGCACCCCCATGTGGTGCAACGATCAACACGAATTCCCCTATCTGATTTGGTCAACGGAAATTCACAGGGCGAAACTGCAAGCTGTCTACCCCCATATCAGAGAGAAAATTTCGCAGGAAACCCCTTCAGGTGGAGAGGATACTTACGAGCGCCAGGTGCGGCTGCGGCTCCACTACAGCGGCATCTACGACGAAGCCGGCACACCCTCGGCCAACCTGATTACCTTTGACCGTTGCTGGCTGCGCCCCTTCGTTTTCGAGGGCATAGACGACGAGAATATCCGCAACGAGCTATACCGGATTTTCCCCAATGGCGTGTACTGCGCTTTCGCGGCCGATCAGTTTGCCGAGGCCCGTGATGAGAACATGGATGACTACTGGACGGTGATGAATGTCATGCCCGGTGACGGGCAGAATCGGCCGGCCATCGGGACCGCCTTGGTGTCCATCCAAGAGCGTTATAACACCCTGAACAATTTGGTCGTAGAAAACATCGAATTCGGCGTTCCTCCGATATACGCCGATGATAGCGTCCTGGATTTCGATGCCATCGAGGACACCACCGCCGAACCTGGGAGTCACTACCCCGTGACACCGCCACCAACGGGGAGGGTCCGGGACGCTTTTTTTCAGCCACAACCCACGCCTTTAGCTTCTGAAACCTACCGATATATTCAAGACCTTGCCGGCCCAATGGGGCAGTTCCAAGTCGGTGCTTTCCCGTCCCTGATGGGCGGCTCCGCTGCGAACATCGACACGGCCAGCGGTTACGCGATGAGCCGGGACCAGGCCCTTGGCCGGCAGGGTATTTTCTGGCGCGCAATCAAGCAGTTTTGGGACAACTGCATGGTCAAGGGAGTGCGGATCTACGGGAGCGAAAGGAACGAAGATATTGAAATCCCACTGAAAGCGATCGGTCAGGAATTCGAGTCACATTTGATTCGCCTGGATGACCTTCAGGGAGCCGTGGTGGTCTACTCGGAAACGGAAGAACAGTTCCCCGAAACCTGGGTGCAAAAGCGCCGAACACTCATGGAATTACTGCAGTCGGGCAGCGAGGAAATCGCAGGGGTTTTGCAGCATCCCGAGAACATGAAGATCCTCAAGGATTTGCTCGGCCTGGACGAATTGGCGATTCCCGGCGATACAAGCCGGGACAAACAGTGGCGCGAGATCATTCAGCTTCTCGAGGAAATGCCCATCGAGGGAGAGCAAGGATTTGAGTCGTCCGTGGAGATCGACGTTTTCGATAATCACGAAATTGAGTTGGCCATCGTGGCACAGTGGATCAATTCAGCCGAGGGTCAGAAGGCCAAGGAACAGAACCCGATGGGGTACTTGAACGTCCGGGCTCACGCCATGCAACATCAGCAAGCCATACAGATGCAGCAACAGGAAGGGGAGCGGAAACAGTTGATTCTGGCAGCGGCGATGAGTCAGGCCGAAGCCGCCGGAAAGCTCCAAATAGAGAAGGAAAAACCGGCAGCGAGGCCGGCAGCGAAAGGGAAAAAATGAGCCGAGGAACACTAGCCACAATCATCATCATCCTTCTGCTTCTGATTATCGTCCAGGTATCCGGGCAGACCGTCGATCACACCTTTGGGCTCCCGATCTATTGGGACGCCAACACCGAGTCCGATATGGTGGATTACGGGGTCTACCGAGCTGATGCCGATTGCACCGATCCGTTGCCAGCTCCCCCCAACTGCCCTGCCTTCGTTGAAGTGGCCACTGTGGCGCAGGGACCGGATCCGATCCAGTGGACCGAGCCCGGACCCGTGGTTTTCGTCACCCAAGATTACGTCTATCGCGTGACCGCCCGGAATACGAGCGGGAATGAAAGCATCTTTTCCGACTCGCTGACGATCCGCTGGCTCAACCCCGATGCCCCCGGCAAACCCGGAGAGCCCAGGACGCAGACAATGGTGGTCATCATCGTCAACGGGGATGAGAATACCGTTGTCGCCAACTTCTATTCGGGGCCGAGAATCACGCCTCACCCCCATGGCGTCATAGAGGAATAATGGGCCTTCTGGCAAATGTCGAAAGCACATCTTCCGGCAGCACAGGATCGTCAACCTTCGCTGACGTTCCAGGCCTGACTACCGGCTCCATCGCTTTTGGGGGGAACGCCAAGAAGCTCATTTTCCTGGCGAATTTGATTCAGCTTGCAGTTGATAGTTTCGATGCCGTAGGTGAA